GATTACGGGGTGGCGTCAGAGTTGACCAGGGCGACGGTGATCGCCGACGCATCGGTCGACGAAGCGACGCACTTGATCGGGAGCGTCTGCGTGAGAATCTCACGCCCGCCCACGTTGGGTGTCGAGCCATCGACTCGGACGTTTGTGGTGATCGTGACCGAGTCGGTGCCCGACACGAACGATGCGACGAGGGCGGCTTCAGTGCCGGCCACGAAGCGGGTGTACTGGCTGAGGTCGGTGAACTCGATCTCCAGCGAGCCGGTGTACTCACGCAATCCGGTCTCAAGCGGCTCGGCGATGTACTGGCTGCCGAGGAACCGGCGGCTGTCGTCGAGGGGGTTGTTTCCCGAGAGTGTCAGCGACTTCACGTTCACCGCTGAGCCACCGAGGGTGACCGAGGCGTGATTGAACTTGAGAGGCTTGATCGACGTGGGGTAAGTCGCCGAGGCAAGTGCCACGCCGAGAGTGATCGAGACGCCGGTGCCGGTGGCGGTGGCGTTCGCCGACAAGGTGGCCGCAGTGGTCGAGGCGACAGCGATGATGGTGGTGCCGGACGTGATGCCGGTGCCGCTGATGGGCTTGCCGATGTCGTCGGCAGAGAACGCAGCCGTGGCACTGGTGATCGCAGCCGAACCCGAAGTCGTGACACCGTCGGTGACGACCCGGTAGGCGAACTCGCGAGAGCCGACAAGATCCATGCCAAGCGTGGCGATCTCGCCCGCAGCACAGGCGATCTCCCAGGAGGTGACCTTCATGCCCGCATAGGTGAACGGGTAGACGGTGCCATTGGTGGCGGGCCGGCCGACCTGAACAGTGAGCGCATCGCCAGCAAGATCACCAGGAGTGAAAGTGTGGGTGTAAGGACCCGAGCCGGTGGTGGCAACGGTTCCGAACATGGCGGTGAAGAGCTTGCCGAGTCCGCGGTTGTACAGCTCGTGCTGGACCGAACCGGAGACAGTGACATCGCCACCGTTCCACTGGTCCGAAGTGAGCACGCGACGGCCGGCAATGATGCCGCCCGACTCAAGGCGCGTGCGGTCCTGCATGAGCGATTCGCTCAGAAGGGGGAGGAATGAGGTGGCCGTGACAGGTGTGCCAACGGTTACTTCTGTTGCGTAGCCGATCTGGGCGGCGAGGCCGGTGCGAGACATAGTTAGTCCTTCTTCGTTTCGGCCTCGTCGGCCTGAGTGATTGGGGTGGTGCGCTTGACGCTTACGGCTTTCCAGCCTTGGGCGATGAGTGCTGCGGCGATTGCGTCGTCAACGTCGAGCGAGTCGCCCGCCTTGACGATTGTCTGCAGCGCAGCGACATCGAGGTCGATGCCGGTGGTGTTGGTGACCTTCACGGGTAGCTCCTAGAGCAATCGGGTCGAGACAGAGACGACGAACTGGGCGTAACCGACAGGGCCTTCGGGGAACATGCCCAGGGCAGGGCCGGCCTTGCTGGTCATCTCGGCCGACAAGATGCCGTCAAGATCGTCGAGGGTTACGTCATCGGCGAGGATGTCGCCGGCAATGGTGAACACTTCCGAGACCCGGTTGCCGATCTCGTCGAGCGTTCCGAGGCCGGCGACTCGGAAGTCGACCGTGATCTCGAAGTCTTCGTTGCGCTGCTTGCGGCCCGCAGTCATCACGGGAATCTCACAGGTGCCGGTAACGTCGCTGATGTAGATGACCTGAGCGAGGGCGGCACGATCGCCGGGCCAGCCTGGCTCGATGGTGACGCCGACCAGATCGGGGCTGGCTCGCAGTAGCCCGATGAGCTTGGTGCACACCGCCCAGCGGAGGTCGGTGGTGGCCATCAGGCGATCCCGGCCGGCCGGAACACTGGCAGCGAGTTCAGCATGCGATCGACTTCGAGGAAGCCGGTGGGACGGCCACGATTCCAGTCGGGCGTGGAGTACCGGGTGAAGCTGCCGTCCATCGACTGGGCGATCACATCTCGGGACTGGCCCGAGCGGTCGGCGAACGCAACGCTGCGGACGTACTCGGTGCACGCTCGCAGCAGCGTCTCAGTCGGAGCGTCGTAGCCGTGCGAGTAGGTGAACGTGGCGACATCGGAGCCGGTCCAACGAGAACTGGCGACCGTGCCGGTGAGAAGGTCGACGACGATGTCGGTGAGTTCGCCGGCATCGAGGGCGACACCGTCGACTGTGGCGGCGGTGACCGAGCGAACCTGCGTGTGGGCAAGTTTCACCAGGCGGTTCGGTCGGACGACCTGCTCGGCGGTGACGGTGCGGGGCTCATACGCCACGCCCAAGTAGCGCTCGGCGATCTCGGTGAACTCGTCGACAAGGCGATCGAGTTCGGCGGTCGGATAGGTGGTGGTATTGGCAAGCTGCGGTACGCGTGAGCGCACCGTTGCCGCGCTCACATACGCCATGGCCTAGGCCTTCGGGGCGCGGCGGGCGGCGGGCTTGATGGCAGCGGTCTCGACAGCAGGGTCGGCTGCTGCGGTCTCGCGCTTCGGGGAACTGGTGACCAGTTCGGCGTAGCCGTTGGCAATCAGGTCGGCGGCGACATGGTCGGCGAGGTCGAGGACTTCGCCTTTGCCGGGCCATACGGTGCCGTCGATGGTGCCGCTGATGTCGATGAGCTGGCGGATCTTCATTGATGACTCCTCAGGATGGGGGTGTCGGCCCCCGAACCGCTAGGCGGGTAGCGGTTCGGAGGCCGGCGGGGTTACGTCGGTTAGCTGACTGCGCCACCAACGAAGTGCTTGACAGCACCTGTCTGGTCGATGAGAAGACCATCGGTACGCAGCGACACACGGAACGTGCGGACGCTGTAGTCGAAGGCGAAGTCATCGGAGACAGCAACTTCGACGCCGTTGACTTCACGAATGAAGTACGACGGGAAGTGACCGAACAGGACCGACTTCGCAGCGACTGCGGGGACAGCCATCGCGTCGTTGAGCTGCACGGGGAAACCGAGCAGCGTGTCCGGGTCGCCGTTGAGGCCAGGAGCGAACAGGTACTGGTTCGTCGTGTCCTTCAGCTTGCGGGCGTTCGCCATTGCCGTCGAGGACATCATCCATCCGCAACCAGGCTGGCCGACGTATTCCGAGTTCACGGAGAAACGAAGGTCGATCAGGTTGTCGGCGGTGAAGACGCCAGCGACTGCAGCGGCACCGGTGACGCCAGCGGTGGAGCTGGTGACAATTCCGGTGGGCTTGGAGCTACCGTCGCCCGTGGTCATGTGGCCGCGAGTGGCGACGCCGATGGCCGTGCCGGCCTGACGGGCAAGGAAGCCCGCAACGTCGACCGAGGCGTCAGCAGCAAGTTCGTTGCTGAGCTGCACGAGGACGACGTACTTGTAGGCACCGAGCGCGCGGGTTGCGAGCGTCGGGTCCGAAGCGGAAGCCTGTGCGGCTTCGCCAACAATCGAAGCCGTCGAGAACGCGGTCGAGGTCGGGACGTTGAGCGTCTCGCCATTGGCCGTGGTCACAACAGTTGCGAGGTTGCGGACGACGTTCGTCTGCACCATGTGCTCTACGATCCGGTCATAAACGCCAGTGGCGACTGAGCCACCGGAGCCGGACTTGATCAGGGAGCGCTTCTCGAAAGTGGCCGAGCGACGCTCGCCAGCAATGAGGGCACGGACAGCATCGTCATCCGACGGGATCGCAGCGGCACGTTCGCCACCGAGATCGAGCGGAAGCCCGAGACGGTTGCGGCTCTCCGCGATGTCGCGGTCACGCTGGATGGATTCGATGACCTTCGCCCGGCGGGAATCAAGCCCGTCGATGTCGGCGTTGATGCGATCGAACTGCTCGGCTTCTTCGCCGGACAGGTCGCGGCTCTCGGATGCGGCGAAGTCGAGGAGGCCTTTGGCGGCTTCCCACGCAATCGCGCGCTGCTCCGAGAGATTGTTGATGAGTTCATCACTCATGGGAATCTCCTGAAAGGTTGGGGGGGGTGGTGTTGCTGGGAGCAGGTGGTGGCCGTCGGTGGTGGCGCTCATGGCGCTCCGGGCGAGGCTCCGAGCTGCGGTTCGTCTCAGCGCTTGGCGTTGAGTGCGAGGTAACGCTGAGCAAGAGCGACGGAGCGGCCGGGGGCGGGCTCGTCTGCTGGCTCTGCGGGGAGTTCTTCTGTGCTGCGGACCTGGGCGCTGTCCGTTGCGGGGTAGGCCGGGAAGCCTGTGACCACGCTGACCTCGTGCAAGATGACCTCATTGAGTCGACGCGACTGGCCATCGGCCGATCGGGACTCGCCGCCACTGGGCACCGAGAAACCGAACGACATCGAGTGCACATCGCCGCGCTGGATCAGCACCGACAGGTCACGACCGTATGAAGTGTCGGGGAGTTCGGCGTCGACCATGAGGCCACGTTCATCTTCGGAGACAATCAGCGAACCGGACTTCGTGGACGCCAACACCTGGTCGGTGTTGTGGTTCAGGAACATCCGGGTCTCTCTCCCTGATTGCAGAGAGCGGGTGAATGCACCAGGGGCGATGGTCTCAATGAACGGCAGCGGCTCGGAGGGTGAATCGAATACTGCCGCGTAGCCACTGAAGCGCATGGGCATCGCTGCGTCCTCGCCATCGACGGCACGCAGCTCTAGGTTTCCGACTTCGACGGTGCGGAACTCGACATCGCGTCCGCCCCCCTTGCCGGCTTCGACTTCGAGGGCCGTGTAGCGAACTTGGACTGCCTCTTCGATTGCGGGCGCGTAGACAACAATCTGTTCTTCGAGCATTGGGAT